GAACGGCTGCTTGCGTGAAGACTGCTTGCGGCATGGTTAAACCTTCCAGACGGCCGCGGCATCCGCCGCCGGCGCGAACTTGATCCCGTCACGCCCGACGTAGGCGCCAACGGCTCCGAGACAGATCCCGAGCGCGAGCCCTCCCGGCATCTGATGCGCCAGCAGGTCGCCGCGTTGCGCCGTTGTAAGCGTTCCTCGCTGAAGCCCAGCGTGCCGCTCGGTAAGTCCGACGACGCCGCCGTACTGCTTGAGCACGCGAGCCGCTCCGAGCGCCGAGAAGTAGCGTCCACGGATTCCGTCGGCGAAATCTCGCCCGGTCGCCATCCGCACCCAATCGGCCGCGAAGAGGCAGCAGTCGTTCGCGCCCCAAATGAAGCCGAGCGCACGCCGTTCCTCGATGAACGTCGTGAGCAGCGCCGGCCATGTATCGTGCCGCTTCATTCGTAGGTCTGCTTGCTCGTCTCGCCGCCCGCGTCCCAGTCGGTCGCCTGCGTCTGGTTCGGGTTGCCCCAGTAAATCGCCTTTTCCTGAATGTCGTTCACGAACTCGAGACCGACGTCGCCGGGGAATAACTGCTGCTGCTCCTCGTCGGTGTAGCGGATCTCCCGCGGCCGCTTGAAGTCCATCAACTTCGACTCCGCGGTCATGGTGATCTCGGCAGATTGACCATCATCGGTCACTTGCATCACGTCCATGCGGCCGGAGAAGACCGTCACAGGCGACGCGATCAGGGTGCCAGCCGTCGGCGAAAGCGCGCCGAACATAATCGAGCACTCGCGGCCTTGGTAGTTCTCGGTGAGCGCAAGCGCGACGTTTGCCGTCGGCACGCCGGAGAGCCGCATCGTGAGACCCCGCGCCGCGAGGTCGGTTGTCTCCTGCAACGGTGATATCGTGCCGAGCGTCCCTAGGCCGTAGTAGGTCGTCGAGTTGTAAGAGATATTCCCGTACCCGGTCCAGAGATTGACCGGACTCGAGAAGCTCAACGACGCGAGCAGGATCGGCGAAAGCTGCGCGGTCGTGACTTCGGTCACCATGCCGGCCGAAAGGCTGCGGCCTGCGGTTGTTATGCTCATTGCGCGATATCCTCCACGATCGAGAAGGAGATGCCGTAGATGTTCGCGAGGTCGATCGACCAATCAGTTTGCGGCGACGCGAGTCGGAAGACGCCTTTCGGTGTCACGAAGGGCAACGCCGTTGCTGAATAAATTATCAAGGTTCCGGCGGAATAACTTGAGCGTAGAACCGGAAAGACTTCGACGCTTGATGAAGAATTAATTTGGATAATCTTATAAAGCGAAGTTCCAATTTGTATCCAATCTCCAATGGCAAAGGTCCCAGTTCCTCCAGAATAGGTGAGGGTGCTTGTGTTCGCGGTGGCGGTTGCGACCGTGATTGATCCGCTGACAGTTCCTCGCGGATTTGGGTTCGCGTAGTCTTGGAAATAGAACGTGCCGCGCTGCGCCGCCAACAGGAACCCGATCACCGCTTCGGCGTCTGCCCGCACCATCGGAGGACATTCGATCGAGCCGAACCAGCCTTGGCCCGGCCAATTGTATTGCTGCGTTTGAAGCGTGAACGGCGAGACGTTGCGCGACGTGACCGACAAGCCCGAGAGCGAGAGCTTGGAGATGCGGAACGGCGACGGCGGAGTGAGTGGATAGGTGATTGCCATAGGTCAGGCGAACGCTGCGCGATACGCGCCACCGCGGCGCACCATGTCGGGGATCTCGGCCTTCAGCCGCTTACGCTCGGCCTCGAGTATCGGCACGAGCTCTCCGCGGGAGACGCCGGAGGAAATGTTGTAATTGATCGTGACGCCGCCACCCATGCCGGACCCGCCTCCGCTTCCGAGCCTATGGTTTGGAATGATGCTGCCGGAGGCAGTTGGCACGAATAGCTCGGGACCACGCTCGCCGACGATTGCCGGCTTGCCTCGTGTGATTTGTCCTCCGTTCGCGAATCCGGGGAAGCCTAGCGCCTGACCTAGATTGACCGGAGCCCCGACATTCACACCAGCGAGCGGGTTTGCGATCAGGAAAGACGATAGCTTCGAGGCGAGTCTTTTGGTTACGGTCTCGAAGAATACGAGCTTGAGGATCTGAGAAAGCATTTCCTTGAGCACGTTGATGAACTTTCCGCCCTCGAAGATCGCCGTCTGGAAGCTGTCGGCAACCACGCTTCCAATCTGCTTTTCCAAGGAGTAGCGGCTCTCGAGTAACGGAAGGAGTTCCTTATCAATCCGGTTCCTTTCCGCTCGGAACATATTCTGGTCCGCGAGACCTTGGTCGGTTGACTTGTCCGCTTGCGCGATTTCTCGCGTGAGCTCGAGACGAGCTTGGAGCAAATCCTTTATGACCTTGGATTCGTCGCGCTCGACTCCCACCGCGGCGTTTAACTGCACGCGCAAGGCGCGTTGTTCCTCGATGAGATCAATCTCGTCCTCTTGTAATTTGTTAGCCGCTGCCTTGAGATCCCCGCGAGCCTTCTCGAGTTCGAGCGTAGCTTGAGCTACGGCAAGATCGTCCTTCGCCATCTTGATTCGGTTCTCTGCTGCCTGAACCTGCGTCCGCAGATAGGCGACCCTTGCTCCGTCGTTCTGTAGCAAGAGATCGTTCTGGACGATCTGCTTTTCGATCTCGCTGTTGATGTCCTTGACCTGATCCAGCACTCGCTCGTTGCGTACTGCAACCGCATCTGCCGCCGTCGTCGTGCTTCCAAATGCCTTGGATAGCATCGTCGCCAACTTGCCGACCGAGATCTGAATGTTTTGGACCGCCTTATCGTAAAGGCTCGTCGCCTTTGTCAGCGAATCAACCTCCTCCTGCGTCAGCCCCATCTTGGCGCCCGACTTTTCAGCCTCCGCCATTGCGGCGTTCAGCCGACGCACTCCGTTGATTGCGGCTTGGAATCCGAAAAACGAAGTCAGTTGCTTCGAGATGTCTCGCGCAAAGTTGTTCGTTTTCTGCAACGAGTTCTGCACGCTGGCGAAAGCCGCCCGCGTCTGATCTACCGCCCGGAGTGTGAATGTCGCGCTAGCCATGATGACGTTTCGTCACTTGTTGCTGGTGGTGGAAGTAGGCGAGCCAACCTTGGAGTTCAGATTCCGGCATCGCCAAGACCTCGTGCGCGAACTTGCCGAGTTTTTCCGCGAGAGCATAGACGGCGAGGAAGTCGGCGGCTTCCCCGCCGTGAATCAGTTTTTTAGTTCTTCGACCTTCGGGCTCTCGTCGGAGAGGATCGCGTTTGCGACCCGTCCGATCACGTTGGAATCAGCCTTGGTCAAGAGCGTCGGGCGGTCCTCGATCGTGAAGAGCTTCTCGCCGTTTGCGTTCGTGGCTTTCATCACGAGGACGTCGACGAGGAGCTCCATGTCATTCTCTCGGCTCTTGCGGTAGAGGCGGTTCTTCTCGGCCAGCGTGACCGGAGTCGAGAAGACGGTGAGTTTCCATTCAGGCACCTCGATGCGCTTGGTGCCGAGTGAGGCGAAGTGTTCGCGGACTAGGTCGATGGGTGAAGCCATGCGTCACCTCAAACCGTCAAAGTGGAGAGCGTGCCGTTGCCTTCGATCGAGATCGAGCCTTCGACCATGCCATCGAACGCGGCCGAGATGTCGAACTTGGTCACGATGCCGGCGCCCGAATAGTAGACGTCGGTCGAGTCGGCGCCTTCCGGGTACAGGTTGACCGTGACGGCCGATCCGATCGTGAGCGCGATCTGGCCGGCGTCGGTTTCGTCCCAGTAAAGGTCGCCCGAGACGCTCCACGTTTTCATCGTGGCGCGGCGGGTACGGTAGATGTCGCCGATCACGGAGTCCTCGACGACGTCGGAGGAGTGAGCCAGCGCGTAGTTGCGGAGCTCGCCGATGGTGGTCGACGAGATTCGGACGGTGCCTTCTCGGCCTAGATGGTTAGCCATGTCAGTCGGTGGTTAAATAGATGCAGTTGAAGTTGTGGCGAGCGACGCCCCAGCGCACGTTCTCGTCGGGTTCGATCACATAATCGACGCTCGTCAAATGAGTATCGCGGCAGACACCGCCGAGAGTGACGTCCGACAAAACCGCGGCCTCGACCGCAGCCGAGCCCGTGTCGAAGAGCGTGTCGATCGCGGTCGTCGACGTCTGCGCCGTAAAGTATTCAACGACGACTTGCAGGACGCGGTATTGGTCGCGGTTGGAAGGTGCCAGCGTGCGGACCTCGATGTCCTCGTGAACGGCGTAGATCGCGCAGGATGGAAAGGAGATGCTCGCAAGCGTGTTGTTCCGCCCTTGAAGGATGTTCGCCGTCGGGACGACCGAGGCGCCCGTGAGCGCGTTGGCAATGGCGTTGCGGATGTCGGTGCGGGTGCTCATCGCGGCATATTCTCTTGAACGCGGCCGGCACCGTCAACGCGGGCGAAGCCTAGGTTGACCGCTTGATTTGCAAGGATGCGGTCGATCTTCATCTTGGTGATCTTAACCCTGAAATTGAGTCCGGCTTGGATGTATCTCCCGACATCTGGCACCTTGATCGCGGTAGCCGTTCCGATGACGTAGGGATTCTTGCCGAAGTTGACGCTCGTGGTTCCAGCGCGTTGAGCGTGTTTGCGTATCCAAGCCGGGACGCGTTGGCCGCACGCGATTGCGGCTTGAGCGAAGCCGGCTTTCGACCATCCCACCCGCGATTGAACCAGCGACAAGTATTTGTCGGCGGTCGAATTGCTGATCCACATCTGATCTTGAACTTGCCAGCGTCCGATCGGATTGCGGTCGACATAACCGATCCTCCCGTAGCGGTCACGATAGCGAGCGTGAAAGGTTCCCATTGCCGCCATCGAGGCGTTCGGCTGCCAATACTTGAAGTAAATGCGGATTTTCTTTGAGCCTTCCCATCCGAGTCGAACCGATGCGGTTTGAGTTCGTGATCGTTTCGGCGGTTGTAGTTGGGAGCTTCCGATCCTCTGAAAGATTCCGAGGGTCGTGATCTCCTTTTTTATCTTACGCTTACGCCCTCCGAATAGGTCGGACTTGATCGCGTTCTCTCCCTGCTGCTTTGCCGCCAAACTTACGCCAGACTTTACCGGAACGCCTGTCTTCTTATGCGTGTGCTCTCCGGTCGGAGGCATTATCATCATGATCGACATCGCCACGTTGCCTCCCTCTTGCCGAATCACCCGGCCAAGATCAACACGCGCTGCGCTCGCAAGGCGCTGCAACTTGAAATCAAGTTCTGCGTGATCGAATGTGACCGAGATCATATGACCTTTGCGACGTCGATCTCGCAGCCAGTCCCCTCGGCATCGAACCGGACCTGCTCGACGAAGTAAGTCACGCCAGCCCGCACGAGCGTCTGCGTGACGGCCGGAGTTCCGGTGACTTGTGAGGTCGTGAAGAAGACCGTGAACTTGACGTCGTCTCGGCGCTGATCCTCGAACTCCGAGAACATATTCCGAGACGAAGCCCAGACGCCGGTCACGCTCGAGCCCAGATACGAAAAGGTGATGCCGGCTTGCTCGAGGATTCCGGCGTAGTCGTAAGCCAGTTGCGCAGGATCGAAGTCGCGGACCGTCGCCATATCTAATCGTCAACTGTCACAATTCTTGACGTCGCCGAGAAGGCGTCATCTTGCGCCACGCCCGAGGAAACGTGCCAGAAGCTCGAGCGAACGGCGCCCGCGATGACGCACGGCGCCGAGTTGATAGCGAACATCTCATCCGCGTCCCGGATCAGTCTAGGCAAATGTCCCGGCGAACGCGCCTCGAGAATCCAGTTGCTCGGCATCCCGCTGGCGATGAGGTCGGACGCCTGACGCGAGTCTGCCAGCACCACAATCGGCCGCTTCGCGACCAGCCGGCACGCCTTCACGAGAGCCGAGAACGAGTGCCGCCGGCCTTGGCTGTAGCCGAACGGAGCGAATAGGCAGACCGCACGCGGGAAGCCGTACTCTTCCAAGCCGTCCGTCTTGTCGATCGCATCGAAGACCGGCCGCTGATCGAGGTTCGCGAACTCCGGTTCAATCCCGAAGACGAAGTCGCCCCATGACTTACCGCTCGCACGGAAGGCTTCGTATCGTCGCGGCCAGATTTGCAGGTCGATCACGCGGTCGAATTGATGCTCGGCCCGAGCGTTCGGAGCGGACGGCCACGCATAGGTCACGGCGTCGAAGATCCCGCGGTACTGCTCCAAGCACTCGACGCAAACGTGATGACCTTGGCCGGCCAAGTGACGGGCGATCGGAAGGACGCGGATGATGTCTCCGAGCCGTTCGTGGTAGACGATGCAGACCTTCACGGCGCGAAGACCATCGTGAGGATGTTCGGCCACTCGCCATCGTTCTTGCGGACGGCGTCCTCCGGCGAGCCGATGAAGATCGGCCGCAGGTCGTTGCCTTGCATAGCCGCCGCAAGCGAGTCCGGCGTGAAGTGCCAGAGATGCTCGCCCGGCCGGCGGTGCTTCCATCGGTAGAACCACTCGTGTCCGAGGCTCGGATGATACCACGGCACCGAGACAATCGCGCCCCGCGCCTCGAAGCGCGGCAGGTGCTCGAAGTGCTCGAGCGAGTCGAAGAAGGTCACGACCGGCCATTCTGTCTCCCGCCACCGCGGCTCGAGCTTGACGAACTCCGGCGCCGGATACGGCGACACGTCGAAGCCGTGGCAACTGATGCCCGGCTTGATCTCGCGCACCGCCCGCAGGAATGAGCCCGTGCCGTAGCCGATGTCGCAGACGGAGTCCGCTTTCGGGAAGAAGCGGTGGAACAGTTCGGCACGAATCCTCGAGAGCTCGTTCTCCGGGTATTTCTCATACCTCGCGACGTAGGCGTGATCGTAGCGCGCCGTGATCTCCCGGCTGAACGAGGCGACCGCGCCCGTAATCTCGTCGACGTAATACTCCGACTCGAAGGCGAGCGTGCTCATGGCGTCGTCCACTTTGCGTCAGCGTTCGGGTTGCGCTGCTTGAAGAGCGCAAGACCTGCCGCGTATCGCTCGCGGGTGTTGTTGTGCTGGTAGGTCGCGTCCATCGGAGCCTTTCCGAAGATCGGGTGCTTGTGCTCGAAGCGAAGCCGGTCGCGGGCGTCGATAACGATCTTGTCCGCATAAGCTCGAGCGGCGAACTCGTTGTCGGAGAAGACCGAATCGTAGCCCTGAAAGAACAGGTGCCCTTGGTTCTCGTGGCGCGCCCGCGATAGTATCGCCATGCAGAGGAGCTCGTCCTTGCGCGTGCCGTCGTGAGGCGCCACGACGAACTGATCCTTGAGCGGATCGCGGCCGGCGACGACGTCGAGCAGGATCGAATCCCAACCCATGCACGGCACCCAATCGTCGGAGAGTTGGACGAAGATGTCGCCGGTTGCCTCGGCCGCGGCAAGATTCCAAGCCGCCACGCAAGACTTCGCGCCGGAGGTAACGCTCACGAACTGCTTCGCCATCTCGACAGAAGCGAGGTCGTCCGCATCGGCCGCGAAGATGTGCTCGATCCGCGTCGGGTCCGCGGCCGCGTTCAGCCACGCGTCGCGAGTTGAGACAGCCTGCGAGGTGCGTCCCCTCGTCGCGTGAAGGAGTGAGATCCGAGGCTTTAGACCGGCGTAGAATTGCGCTTGAAGGACCGTCGCCATCGCCTTGTTCCCTTCGGCGCGGAACGCACGGTCGGCGAGATCGTAGCCCGCCCAGCCGTACCACTTGGCCTCGTGCGTCCACGGTCGCTTCGTCTCGAGCGGCTCGCGAAGTTCCATCATCCGGTTCGCCCACCAGACCGCGGTGCCGTAGTCCTTCACCTGAAACGCGTGCAGGATCAGCCCGGCAAGCGCCTCCCGGCACCACGGGAAGACGCCGTGCGCTTCCATGAGCATGGCCTTGGCCTCGCGGTTCGAGTAGGAAAGGCGAGCGCAGTTGAGCAGCGCCTCGTACCGGAACGCCGGTTGCAGGTTCGGGAAGGCGAGCGCCAGCTTGCCGAACTCGAGCGCAGCGTCCCTCGACTGATTGCAGAAGTGCTCCTGATGGATGTAGAAATACTGGCTCGGCGTCTCGCGGACCGAGTGCGCGAGGATGCGAAGATTCCGCCGGCGGTTCTCCCGCTTGACCTCCTTCGGAGCGTGAACCCAGACCGTCTCGTTGTTGACGTCGAGATGCTTGTCCCCGTCGAGGATCAGCAGGTTTTCGTGGACGTCATGATGCCAGACGCGCCCCGTCTTGAAAGCCTCGCGGCGGATCGCCCGCTCGCGGTAGAGCGCCTTGCCGGAGCCCTTCACGTCGTAGATGAAGCGGAGCATCTTGACCTCGGGAGCGATGGAACCGAGGACGCCGCGCAGCGCATCGACTCCGCGGATCACGTCGTCGCAGTCCGACCAGATAAGCCAGTCGCCCGTGCCTTGCGCGAAAGCCTCGTTGCGCGCCTTGGCAAACGAATCGACGTGATCCCACTTGAGCGAGCCGGCATCGTTGAGATGCTCCGAGAAAACGAAGTCCTTGCCATTCGCCGCGCACCACGCCCGCGCCTTCTCGACCGTATCGTCAGGCGTCCGCGCCCCGATCGCCCGCACGAGCGAGAGCTCGTCGAAGGCCGGCGCAAAGGCGCCGAGCATGGTCTCGATGTGGTGCGACTCGTTGCCGCAGATGACGCAGAGGGAAACGCGCATGGCTCTCTCCGGTCTGTAAAAAAGAGAAACGCCGCACCTTTCGATGCGGCGTCCCCTTGCGATGCCGAAAACCCTACGGCATCACCTCACGGTCAAGCGTACTGGGTGTTGATGATCTGGCCGGCGTTCGAGTTCACGACCTTCTCGGCCGTGTACTGCGAGGCGCGGACGATGTTCGACTTGATCGACTCATCGCGGTAGGTGAACACGCCGACGGCGGGACCGTACTCGGACCAGTTCAGCGTGAAGCCGGCGCCGCCACCGAAGAAGCCGGTGGAGGACTCGGTCACGGAACCGACCCAGATGTACGCGTTCGACCAGACGTTCGAGCTCGAGAAGGCGATGCCTTCAGGAGCCGAGTCGTAGCTGGCGCGACCGATCAGCACCTCGGAGACGCCGAACACCTCGGCCGCGGCCTGCGTGGACGCGTTGAGGATCGTGTCGCTCGAGAGACCAGCGCCGCGGAGGCGGTTCTGGAACTTCGTGCTGGCGCGGATGC